GACCAGACGCAGATGGTTGTACCGGCCACGATTGGCTATTCCAAATCGGTACCCTGGATCATGACGGCTACCGAACTTCGCGACGCACTTCAGGAGAAGCGCCTCGGTGATGCGGCTCGTCAGAAACTGGCCTCTGACATCAACATTGCTGTGATGAACGTTGCAGCTTTGCTTGGCTCGTTGGTGGTCAAACGAACCGTCGCGGCCACTGGCTTTGATGATGTTGCTCTCATTGAAGCCATGATGAACGAGCAGGGAATTGTCGATTTCGATAGGTTCCTGGCTCTTTCCACTCGTGACTACAATGGTATGGCTGCCAATCTGGCTTCCAGGTCCATTGATGCGAGTAAGGTCGTCAATGCCTATGAAAGAGCGTACGTCGGTCGTATTGCGAGTTTTGAGACTTTCAAACTCGATTATGCTCGCCGATTGGCTGTAGCGGGTGGTGGCGGCGGTCTCACGATTGACACCACTGCTGGCGGTGGAAATACCTACGTTCCGAAGGCTGTATCAGTAGCTTCCACTGGCGAACGGTCGAATGTAGACAATCGCTTCCAGTCAGTGGTTGTCAACTCCACTGCTAACGTGGCTGCTGGCGATGCTTTCACGATCGCAACGGTTAATGCTGTTCATCACATCACCAAACAAGACGTTGGTCAACTCAAGACCTTCCGTGTTGTGTCGGTCGAAGATGGCACCCACATGACCATCACGCCTCCATTGGTTTCGGCTCTTGGCGGTTCGGATGCTGAAAAGCAGTACCAGAACTGCATAGTAAATACGCCCGCTGCCAATTCGGCGATCGTATTCCTCAACACGACCCTCGCTGCTGCCAATCCCTTCTGGCACAAAGATGCAATCGAGCTTCTGCCCGGTCGCTATGCTGTGCCCAGTGATGCTGGTGCTGCAGTCATGCGCGGAACGACGGATCAAGGTATTGAGCTCGTAATGCAGAAGCAGTACGACATCAATAACATGAAAACCAAGTACAGACTTGACACCCTTTTTGGTGTTGTGAACAAACAACCCGAAATGAGTGGCATCATCCTGTTTGGCCAGGCTTAATAAGGAGCACAAAGCATGAATGTTTATCCGCATGGCGTAAAAGAGTTGACTGTGCCTGCTGGCGAGAAAATCGCTCTGTACAGTCGCTCGCCTGTCAAACTATTCAAGAAGGTTGGCTACCCAAATCAGCCTGAATCTTGGTATCTTGTTGCTACCACGGTAGCAGGAACTGAGTATCTATCAGCAGCTTTCACGAATGAAACTGTTGTTAGAGTAGAACCCTCCGAAGATGAGTGCTACTACGAAGTAGGCGCGGCTCCGTCCATCTATGAGCCTTCCGGCAACCTCTCAATGAGTGCTGCCGTAGGCCTTATCTCTGGTCTTGCCGCTGCCCAAGGTGGTTCACTCACCATCAAAGGTGGTACGTCGTCTACCGCTGGCAATGCTGGCGGCGCGGCTGGTATCCTTGGCGGTCAGCCTGGTGCTACTGGAGTAGGTGGAGCGGCTGCCGTCACTGGTGGTGCTGGCGGTGCAACTTCGGGTAAAGGTGGCGCAGCCTCTGTAGTTGGTGGTGCTGGAACTGCTGGCAATGGTGCTGGTGGATCAGTACTGTTGATTCCTGGTGCGCCTCATGGTTCTGGATTGGCCGGTGGCGTATTCAATCGGGGTACCTATCAGTTCCGTAAACAAGCTGCGCAAGTTGATAAGGCTGACGGCAATCAGAGCGTGACCGCCGCCCAGTTGATCAATGGTATCTGTGTTCATACGGTGACCACCGGTCGCACGCTTACTACTCCGACAGGCGCTGCAATTTCAGCTGCCTGCCCTGCTGATCTGGCTGTTGGTGATTCCTTCGACTTCACCCTCATCACCATCGGAGCTGGTGCAGACGACATCTCCACGCTGACACCTGGTGATGGCAACGTGACCATAGTTGGCGAAGCAACTGTTGGACCGTCCGGTTCGACGTTTAACTGCTACGGCACGTTCCGCTTCAGGAATACTGCTGCAAACACCTGGGTAGCGTACAGGGTAGGCTGAGAACTTTAGGCGGCGATCTTAACTGGTCGCCGCTTTTAAGGAGTATTTATGAAATTTCCTAGACTAGTTTTCATTAGCCCTGGCAAAAATGAGTGTCAAGGCGGCACTTATAATGCTGAGTTGGTTGCCAATTCTGCTGAGCATACGGCAGCCATTAAAGCAGGTTTTAGTGACAGTGTCCCAGAGGCTCTCTTAGCTTGTGAAAAGGCTAAGAACAAACTTAAAGTGGCAAAATAAATGAGTTATACTAAGCGTCAAATAATTGAAGCAGCTTTTACTGAAATGGGCATGTCACCTTACTCTTTTGAACTTATGCCTGAGCAACTAAATGCTGCTTTGATTCGCTTAGATTCTATGATGGCTGAATGGAATGCTCGCGGCTTACGTTTAAGCTATAATGGTTTTAATCCGCCTGGTGGTTCAACTCTTGACTCTGATTCAGGCCTTCCCGATAGTTCGTGGGAAGCTGTAATTACTAATTTAACGCTTCGTTTAGCGCCGTCTTATGGCAAGACGGTAAATCCAGACACGCGCATAACAGCGCGTCATGCTTTGAATACAATCCTTGTTGATGCAGCAATGCCAACAGAGATGCGATTGGCTACAATACCAGCTGGTGCAGGCCATAAGAATATAGAGCAACCTTTTATTGATCCCGACACCAATTATTTAGTAGTAGGCGACGATACTACTTTAGATGTTTAGTAAAGGAACTTACAATGGGCGTAAAAATTAACCAACTAACTCGAATACTTCCATCAGGCAGTCAATTAGTGCCAATTTTTGACGAAGCCGGTGATGATACACGCGCCTGGACAGTTGAAGAGTTAGCAACTTGGTTAGAAGATAATCTTGACTTGCCTGAGTTAGACTCATCTGTAGATAAACTTACACTAGGTGGCTATGAATACGAAACTGGCGATCCAATAACTATACAGCGCATTAAAAACCTTAATCCAATGGAGGACAATAGTAAATTTTCAGTTGTAAGTCTTAATGCGCCAACTGTAAACCATGATCCATTTGCAAAGCATGAATCAACATGGGCAAAGACTGTTGCTTGGTTTTATAATTTGTATCACGAGTTCGTTAGTGATGATTCATTTCATAATTTGGTCGAGGAAAACCTATCTGAAACTGTAGCCCATGACGCTGTGCTTAAACGGTTTACACGCGTATCTGGTAATTTCCACACATTCCTTGACTGGATAGGTGTAGATGAGTTTAAGGTGTCAGGTTATACTGGCGCCTTTGTTGGCAACAATGGAACCTATAGAGGACTTGACGTTCATACATTGTATGTTGATTATACGTCGTTTGAAGATGCCACGCCTGTTACAGCACCAGCCATGGGCGGAATCACAATAGGCAAAGAAACTTTTGCAGGTTCAACTACAAAAATTTCAATAGATTCAGTTGCCAAAACTATTACGCGATCATCTGGCACATTTTCAAATAATCTTATAGGTGTAGGTGAGTATCTTGAACTTTATGGTTTAGCTTCGGCAAATAACGGATTCTATAGAATAGTTGAAATAGTTTCAACAACTGTGTTGAAATATGACATAACAATGGGCAATGTACCTGTGACTGTAGTTAATGCACCAGGCGTCCTGGTCCGTTATCCAATTAGGCATGTGCACGCAATACTTAATTTTGGCAATTCAACGCATGAACTTCATAAACCGCGTGTTCAATGGGGTTATCAAAAAGGTGATAACGCCTACGAATTTGGTATGGAATATTGCCATGCTACTCGTCGACTTTACGTTCCTAAAGGTCGAAAGAAAGCTGGCAATGTACATGATAATACCACAAGCGGTGCACTTTTTACAATTCTAAATGATGTTTTGACTTATGTAGGTGAATCAATAGTACTTCATGGTGGATTAAAGTATGTATCTGGTGGCGTAGACTATTTGTTAACTACGTCATACGCAATAAAAACATCATCCACAGTTATACGCATTTATGGCATGAATGCTATGATTCTTGGCCAATACGATGCTACAAGTGCATCAGTTGATCCAATAGTGGTTTCAATTTCGTGGTAAAATCATAGGGAGGCTATTATGCCAATGATTCCGTTTTATCCATCGCGTAGCGATAATCAAGTAGTTACGCCTAATGCTGTATCAGCATCAGTTATAATAAATGGTGAAATGCCATCGGTGCGTTTTGCAAATTCAGGCTCTAAAGTTTGTTATGTAAAACTTGGATCAGGAAGTTTAGTTGCAACAACTTCTGACATTCCTGTATTGCCAGGCGAATCAGTAGTCTTAGGCAAAGGTATTGGCGATAATGCTTGTGCCTTTATATCTGCAGAAGGCACTACACTAAATATACAGACAGGTATTGGTGGTGTATTAGGCTATTCAGCGCCGCAAAATGATGTCGGCACTATTGATCTTGTTAATGTAACAGCATTACTTAATGAAGTGCCTATTGCTAATTCGCCTAATTATTTTATAGCCTTAATTGACGGCTTACTTAAGCGCGTAACTCCTGAAGCATTTGATGCAAGTAGCGTTGCACTTGCTATTGAAGCAGGTACAGATACAATAATCCCGAACGACACGGATGTTTTCGCAGGCGTTAAAGCTGACCACAGCTTGCTCAAGTATACCTGGGCGAGCCTGAAGGCCGCGATCCTCACCGCTATCGGCAAGGTCAACGCGGCTGTCGGATTTACTCTCGCGGGCGGCACGACCTCCAAGACCCTGACCGTATCTGCTGACGCAGACAGCAAGGATATCCCCACCGCCGCAGAGAAGGCGTCTCTCAGCGCCACCTCCGGAGGGAGTCCGTGGAGTGTCCCGACACTCTACTTTATCGATCTTGAGAGAGCAAGGCTCGAAAGGCTTTCCGGTGGCAGGGCTACGGTTTTCTATTCTGCCGATGGTGCAAAAGTCCCTATCCAGGCCGTATGGGTTGATGCGTTTGCCATGGCCGATGTATCCCCTTACTACTCAAGGGCCAGGGCAAATTCCGCGGCCTATGTGCTTGGTGAGTGGCTTATGGCCAACAGTCAATTGTACGAGGTTACTACCGCAGGAACTACCGGTTCTTCCGCGCCGACCTACGGAGTAAATCCAGGGGACACAGTAAACGATGGCACTGCGGTGCTTACGCTTCGCGTCAACTCTTACGACGACCTTTTCCCTGGCTTCAAAGTTGCCGGCGTGTCGAAGGGTGGGAAATGGGTGTCACGTTTCCTCTGCTCTGCAGTGGGGGCAAACCCTATGAGCATTGGAGGGCAGCTACCCGCAAGCGCGACGATTAACGCGATAAGAACCTACGCTAGCAAATTTTCCGGCGCATCTCCGATGGGGTATTGGGACTATGAGGCTCTTGCGCTGGATGCGTTCCGCAAAGGGGTAGTCCCGGTCGGAAACACCAATTATGGCCGAAGCCATAAGACAACGGAATCTGTGTGGGGAGGGGTGCGAGGCGATGGCGCAAGGCCGGGTAACACCGCAGTATCCTCAAACCCGTATACTCGCGGAGGATCGGCAGGGCTTATCTGGACTCACGACAGGACCATGTGGGGCGTCCACGATTTTGTAGGGAATATGTCCCAGTGGTGCGATGGCGCAAAGTGGATGGATGGACAGCTTTACATCGCCGCGTACGATGCAGACCCGGCGCTTTTCTCCACAGGCGGCGAGGCATCGTGGATCGCAACGGGTATTTATCTCAACTCCCCTGTTGCGGGTGACGACTCAGGCTCAAGCGATCTTGGCGCTCCGAATTTCGATAGTGTCATCACCAATTACACCGCAAGCCTCACTCCTCCAAGAGATACAGCCACTATACAGGCCGACACCAGGGATTTGGATTACGCGACTGGCGTGTGGGGGTCGCTCACAGTAAGCGCGGGGGTTGACTCGGTTGATGCGGTAAAACGACTGGCCGCTTTCAGAATGGGAGTCCTTCCGAAATCTCGTTCAGGTGGCCCGTCACCGGTCAGCGCCCAGGAGGGCAGGCAGTATATCCGGAACAATGGCGAGCGTTTCGTGCTTCGGGGCGGCGACTACAGCAGCGCGTCCAACGCCGGTCCTCGGTATAGCAACGCGAACCCCCGCCGTGCGTCCGCGACCGCCTTCCGCCTGGTTTTTAATGGGTAATCTGGAAATCTGAAATCTGTTATCTGGAGTTTCTATGGAACCGTTTGCCTTATCGCAAAAGCTCGAAGATCTCGCGGTTGAGGTCCATAAGGCCATGTCGCAGTACCCGAAAAGCGAAAAGTACGGGCTAGCCAAAGAGACCGATCTATGTGTGATACGAGCTGCAGCCTATGTGGCACAGGCAAATAAAATATCTAACCTCCATGGGAAAAGAGAATGTATTGATAAAGCCGACAACGAGCTTGCGGTATTAAAAATAATGCTCAGGCTTGGGAATCGGCTCAAATACATCTCAGATGGTAGGTTTGGAATTCTCGCGGGTCTTGTCGTAGAGTCCGGGAAAATGATTGGTGGCTGGATCAGGTCAGCCACACAAAAGGGGTGAGGCTGCATTATGGAGCGTTTCGTGCATCGGGGCGGCAACTACAACAACACGTCCAACGCCGGTCCTCGGTATAGCAACGCGAACAACCGCCGTGCGAACACGAACGCCTTCCGCCTGGTTTTCATCGAACGCCAGTTGCATGATCCTTACGGGGTTTATGTCAGCGCAATCGATAAAAAGAGCTTCAATCCTTCCCCTAATGGGGAAAACATGGAAAGGTGCGTGCGGCCAGTAGGGTTCGCCCGACCTCCGTACCGCACCGATTTTATTATGAAAACATATAATAATTTATGGGATAGAAT